GATTTATGGACATTGAACTCGCCGCCGGGATACCGTGCTTGGAGTTTCTCTACATTCATTTCTATCACCTCATCAAAGGTTGTGTCAAGTGCCATACATGCTTGTGCGAGATACCAGCAAATGTCACCCAGTTCACGCTTCATGTGATAAACATTATCTTCATTGTAAGGTTTACCTTGCAGGAAGATCTTCTTCACAACTTCAGTGAACTCACCAGACTCTGCAGTCAAACCAAGTGCCGCAGTCATCAGTTGAGTTACATTGCAATCATTGACCTCAAGTTCACTCAATCGAGCAGCAAGAATAGGCCAATCAAGACTCGGAGGACTAGTCACTCCCTTTACAAATTCAAGATACTTTTCGGTGTCTACAGTCATTTTAAATCAATAGGTTTAGAATCAGATTTAGGGAGTTGTTCGACGTATTCAACTTCCCAACTACCACCAACACCACCGTCCATATTAACAACGATATCTTGAGTTGGTAGTTGTCTAGCAGGTGAAACATCAACGATGTCACCAGGTAGAGGAATAAACGTATAGTAATGTCCTTCCCATCGACGATTTCTCATACCGATGAGATTAAGAGCATCTCTTTCTATACCACAGTCAGCAATCTTCTCACCTCTGGGATTGAATACAGAATAGTAACCGTTCATGAAAACTTGAATCCCTCAAATGATTTCTTTGGTTTTGGTTCCTCATAATTATACTCCTCCTCTTGTCCGCTGTCAAGAATATCCTCCTGTGCGGACTGCTCACAATCATACAGACGCATCTTAGCACGATCAATACCAACTACAAATCGTTTAAAGATAGTCGGATCATTATATCTATTCTTCAATTGCTTCACCATAATTTGTCCGAGTCCCTCAAGGTCATCTGTAGAAATAAGGGCAAACATAAGATCAGCAGTAGCAGGCAAACCAAAGGACTCACTAGTATCAGTGAGCTCAACATCGCTGCTACCATAACCTGAACGAGTGGTCTGCGTGGCAGAAACGATAGGGACGTTTGCTTCAACAGCCAATCCTCTAAGTTCTTCAGCAATCGCCTTGATATAAGAATATGAATTGACAGTGCTGTTTCCGCGATACCTAGAGGAAGCACATATATTAAGGTAATCAATGAAAATAATGTCAGGTCTAAATGACTTCTTAAGTGCAAGTTCATTAAGAAGTGCCTTAAAATGTCCACTATGTGCAGATGCTGTAGGATACTCTTTAATTATAAGTGTACCTTGTGTCTTTTGTGCAAGATTTGTCACCTTATTCTCAAACATCACCTTAGGTAAATCTGTTATTTCCTGAATTGGAACATTGAGAAGGTTTGCATCAATTCGCTCTGCAATCTTTTCTTCAGCCATTTCAAGCGTGATGTATAGCACATTTTTTCCGTTAAGGAGTGCTGAAGATGCCACATGGCACATAAACAAACTCTTACCGACACCAGTGCCAGCGAGAGCAATATTGAGCGTCTTATTAGGGAGACCACCTTTCGTAATCTTGTTGAAGTACTCAAGGTCGAACTCGATCTTGTCTTCTTTGCGGTGATAAGACTCATATCTTGCCTCATAATCAAGTAAGTAATCGTGACCCACATGAGAGTCAAAGGATACTGCTAACGCATCAGAGAGGATACCTGGAATGGCATCCCGATCTTTCTCCTTATCTTTTCCATCTGCAAGAGAGATGGATTCCATCAGTGCTAGGTAGATAGCACGATCTCGACACCACTTTTCTGTGGTATCTACCAACCAGTCGTAGTCAGTAGGAACTTCTTCAAGATAACTAATCAGTTTTGTAATCTCTTGAAAGGAAGTATCATTTATATCTTGTCTTTTCTCCACTTCAATACAAAGAACTTCCTTTGTCGATAGTTCATTATATTCAGTAACAAAGTTCAGAATCTCTTCAAATACAATCCTCTGTTGAGTATCCTCAAAGTAATCTGCCTTGATGAAAGGAATGACTTTACGAAGATACTTCTCATTGAAGAGAAGATTTCTAAGAACTAGGATTTCAACTTTATCCATGGGGCATATCAAATACAAAAGTTATACGTGTCTCATCACCGACATTGACGGTTCCATGAGGCAATTTATTATTAAACCAGAGCAATGTTCCTGGTTCTACTATTACATTTTCCTTTCCGCAAAAATACTGATATCTACCAAGTATAGACAAGTGATATCTATCCCTGGTCAAATAATATGTCCCTTCATCAATATGTGCCCCAACCATACCATCAACAGGAAGAGAAAGAAATCCGCACCGATGCAACTCACGATTATTAAAATGCTTGCGTATGATCTTTCTAATCTCTGTGTGATGTGGATATGCGGGAGTTTTGACACTCACCTCAGAATCACCAACGAAATCTTTTTCGTTACTGACACTACCCATTATAAGTTGAAGTGCGCTAACTGGCAAGTCGTCATACCCCCTATCAACTAAGGACTGGGTGTCCTTCAGATGTTTCTGATGGTCCCAGTCCAAAGGATATTTCTTTAGTTGTTCAATTACTTTCTTGACGTTTATCCTCGTCTTCAGAATCTTGATACTCTGGTTGCAACCACCATCCGTCATGGGGATCATCATTGATGTGCTCATACTTATCAACTATCTCTTGATAAAATTGTCGGGTCCATCCATCATTGTATGGGGATTCTGCTTGTACTTTTGCCTTGAGATATTCAAGATCATGATCCATAACTAAACTCCTCTTTTGCAATTTCATCAAGTTTTTCCATTACCTCTGGTGTGAAGTATGATTCCGGATCTTTATAGATGGCTTTGGCGTATACCTTCTTACCATCTATCTCATAACGACCTGCTACATTTTTCCAGAGACCACCTATCTCTCCCAGGTCAAGTAAACCAAAATACCGATCGAGACCACGCTCATCGTAATAAAGACGTACGGTAACATCCTTGTTCTCCTTGCTTAAACGCGACTTAGCAGTCTTTGCCTTGATAAGATTTCCGACGATTTCTGTTCCATCCTTTTCTTTTTTCTTTGAGAGATAGATGATTGTAGATGCAGCATACTTGAGTCCACTGCCTCCACCCATTTCTTTTGTAGGGACATAAGCGCCAATGACATCGTAGGTGTGATTCGTAACGATCATAGGAATGTTTGCTTGACCCAATTTGAGTGTAAGCATTCTGAACGCACCTTTTACAAGTTGAGATTTAGTCATGTCTCTGACTTGTTTGTCGTTGAGTGCGTCAGTGATCTCCTTCTCTGTGGAAAGCATACCCAGAGAGTCTAACACAAACATACAAGGTTTGCGTTCGTCTTCAGGTTTTTTTAAGTATATATCAACTGCTTTCAGTGCTTTGGATCTAAACTCCTCAATTGTTACAACATTTACAACAACCAAACGGTTTAAGTCAATACCCCGACTTGCGATAAGAGACTTGTTAACAGCGGCTTCAGTGTCAAAATATAAGCAATAACCATCAGGGTTAGCATCAAGGAAGTTCTTGACGACAGCAAGGGAAAAAAAAGTTTTTCCAGTACTAGACTCCCCAGCAATGGCAGTAATCTTATTACCAGATACACCCCCAAATATACTACCTGAAACAAGTCCGTTAAAAATGTACGAACCCGTATCAACAAACTTTTCAGTGTCGTCAATATCCCTTGCGAGTCTTGTGTAGTCATCGCCAATCTCTTTTACAATCTCTTTCAAAAAATCCATTACAGTACAAATCCGAATCGTTCGCGAGCAATCTTTTTATATGACCCGCCAGGATTTTCCTCACGGATCTCTTTGATAGTATTCAGTTTTTGATACAGTGCAGCATCACCACCAAGACGCAATGCGCTTACAATCGTAGCAAGTTCCTTATCGTTGATAGGTAGTTCCATTAGGTGAAAAAGAGTTCTAGGTTTACAGTTTTTTCCACGTTCCATCCAATCGCATCAAGGATTGCTTTTAGTGGTTCGACAAAGGACTTTTCAAATTGTAAGTCATAGTCTACGTATTTGTCAATATTCAGTTCCTTAGGGAAGTCCTGAATGAAAGATATCACATTTTCATGAAGGATGTTTGGTTTCTTCAGATAGCAGAACTTAATCTTTTCTCCATTCTTAATCAGAGAATACTTATTATCAAGATTGTTTTTCTTGATGTAATGATTGAAAAGAAGTGCTCCACGAACATGTATGGGTGTCCCTTTGCTATAGATGTCAGAGGAAGATTTGTACTTCACCACATCAGAAACTGATCGTGGAAAAGAGATTTGTTCTGGTGGCAGACTCTTGAACTCTGCACGAGATTTATCAATGAAGTCAATCACATCCTCTTCAGTACCAGTCATCATCAACTTCAGAGCATCCTTAATCATCTTACGACAAGGTGCTGGTGTAGATGACTTCACTGCTTCAATGCCCATCATCTTCAGTTTAGGATCTTCATAGCGAACACCTTCACTGTCCCACACATTAAGAATATATCGCTTCTTCGCAGTCCAAATACCACGATCAGCAATATTCTCACGCTTCATTTGCATTTTTTGGTCGTATGCCGAAACATACGTCGCCAAGTTCTGATAGCACTTATCGATGTATGGTTCAAACTTGTCTTCGCAGATCTTATCAAGTAACTCCACAACCTTTGCTTTATCGTCAGAGCGATTAGCAAGAAATTTATCAACAATAGGTCCGAGATTAAGATAGATTGAATCAGTGTCAGATGCAATGACGTAATCCTCATCATTCGTAGACAGCAGTTTATTTAGATACTCATTCATCTTCCGTTCTATCCAACGGATGGACACCTGACCGGAGAGCGTAATTGCTTCTGCATTGGCAAGTTTGTAGTACCTAAAATACTGATTACCGATAGCGCCATAAGCACTGTTAAGAGAGATCTTCTTAGCCATTTGGATATTGTTACACCGGGCAATCTCCTTCTCCAGTGCCTTGGTCGGGGTCTTTTCATATGCTTGTTTTGCTTGTAGCATTCGTTTCTTGAAAATCACCCTGTCGCCATACATTTTCTCCATCAGTTCTGGTAAGAAACCGCGAATATCTTTACGATACATCGCACCATTTGCACAAACAGCATTGCTCTTATAGAGCTCAAAGTTCATCTCCTCATTAAGGATTCGATCAACGTTAACCGTTGGGTGTCGTTCGTCAAGTAGGGTCTCTGGTGAGATGTTGTACTGCATAATGAGATGAGGATAAAGAGAGTTAAGGTCAAAAGACACAACCCAATCATACTTTCCTGGAATCGGTTCCTTGACATATGCGCCTGCATACTTCTCGTTCTTTGATGCTCTACTCTTTGGGGGAATAACAATGTCACGTTTCTTAAGATAATTGTAAATGATGTTGTCCCACATTCGGACTTGATAAAACACATCAGCATAGTTGACCTTAGCGTCATATGCCATGGTCAGTGCCAACTCAATGAGTTTCATCTTGTCTTCCAAGCGGTCAACAAGTTCCACATCCACTATATTATACTCAATAAACTTCTGCCAACCCTTTGTATAGAAATCTTTAAACGTATCAAACTCGCTGTGGTCTAGTTTCTTTTGACCAAGTTCCACCTCAGCTATGTAGTCAAGACGATAAGACTCTTGTGCCTTATATGTAAACTTCTTATACAAGTCAAGGTAGTCAAGCTGAGTTAATCCACCAACGTCAAAGGTAATCTGCTTACGTCCCTGAATATAGATCTCACCTTCAGTCACAAGACCCCAGGTAGAGAAACGCTTCATCAGTTTCTCACCAAGGACACGATTCAATCGCTTACAGATATATGGAATATCAAACAGTTGAATGTTCCATCCAGTCACCACATCGGGGACATCCTGCATCCAATAACTAATAAAGTTGTTCAGTAGTTCATGCTCTGTATGACAGTGATGATAAGTAACATTCTTTTGCTTATTAACAAAAGGTTTCACACCCCAAGTAATAATATTCTTAGTAGTATAGTCCTGAATTGTAATCGCAAGAATCTCTTCTGATGCAGATTCTACATCAGGAAATCCATGCTCAGCAGTTGTTTCAATATCAAGAGTGACAAGTTTAATTTGACTAATATCGAACTTGATCTCATCTTCGGGATACTTTTCTGAGATGTATTGATAGATATATCGATCATTTCCATAGATTGCAAATCCATCTACCTCATCATATCTTTTATAAAACTCTCGGCAATCACGGACGCTACCGGGATGAACTTCTTCTACAGACTCTCCACTTAATGTCTTGTACTTGGAATCTTTTTTTGATTTTACAAATAAAGTAGGGAAGAACTCATCTCTGTGCTCATATCGTCTTCCATTTTCAACACCACGGACCAAAAACTGATTTCCAATAAGTTGAACATTAGTGTAAAACTTCATTCGTCTTCATCAAAAAAAGAACCGAACATACCGCTAGAACCAGGTTTTCTGTCTTCTAGCATATCCATGATTTCATTCATCTTCTTGCATTGTTCCATTGCATTTAGAATGTCTGCAAGATGTTTTACTACCATGGGTTTTTCATTCACGGCAGCAGACTTGATTGCAGCTCGCATATGCGATTCTGCTTCAAGCAGATGGTCAAGTGTTTGGTTGGAAAGTGCCATTATTTTGTTAGGTCCTCGTATTTTTCTAGTAGAGTGGGTGTGGGTTCAGTCAGGGTGAGAATCTTATCAGAACTAATCATAAAAACATCTTGACGGGTTGCGTTGCTCAACCATGATTCTAACATCCCATCACTATTTAAGACGAAGGGATTGGTCAGTTTGCAATCTGGTTCACCAACATCAGCACCAACCTCTTCAATCTGTGACACCAACACCTGGTTGGTCACTAGCAGTAGGACTCGAATCATCTTCGGGTTTTCCATAGTTCAATACATCCTCAACATACATTTCTTCTAGTTTTTGAACTGGAGTTACCATTGTAACCAACCAGTCAGCAGGGACAGGAATCCGTTCATCTGCTGATAGTGGCATCCATGGAAGAAGAGAAACTTCAAATCCAGATCGTGTTGTCTTCTTATCTTGATTAAGAACACCAGGGTTCTTCATTTTAACAACACAAGGTCTATTTAGAAAGTACCCTACAACCCGTTGATCATCATCGCTTTCACCAGGCACTGACATTTCAGCAACATCAGAGATAAGTTCTTCTCCTGACTTAAGTACAAGCAGTTTGATTGTCATATATCAACCTCCCAGTTTCTTAATTTGCTCTTCCAGTTGACGCAACACATCTTCCTTGGTGTATGCGCCACGTTTTTCTTTTCTTTTCTCCATCTCGTCTTCAACCTTTTGAGTGATAGAGGCGTGACGACGAATCTCTCCACCCATGGACATTTGATTTTTGGTTTGATCCATGCAGAACTTCAGTTGCATCAGTTCCATGTCATCAAATTCAAGCATGATTAATCTCCTTTTCATTCATTATATCAAGAAAAAAGAGGGGCGTCAACTGGATTTTGCCAGTTGCCCCTCTGCGGCGACGATATTCAGTTTTATTTATTACCAGGGAATTAATTCATTATCAATACTTGATTCTGTTTTTGGTGTTAGTTTATATGCTCCGAATGTCGCTGAACCAATAATGGCGAGAGTTGCTAAGATTGCTAAGATTGCCATAATGATACTGTGCATAGTACTCAATTATTTAGATTAAGTGTATCAATATGATACACTTTTGTATAAAACACGGCAAAACTCAGTTAGGACATCAGAACCAGTCCTTTCTTTTATGTGCTTCTGGGATAACCTTACCGAGAGTAATACTCAGTAACCCATCCTCAAATACAACTGATCTAACTTCCGTTTCATCTGAGAGGGTCCAAGATCTGGTGAAAGATCTCTGAGCCACTCCTCTGTGGACATAATCGTTGTTAGTTTCTCCATCTTCTCTTTGCCCTTCGACAAAGAGTTTACCGTCTTGCGTGTAGACATTTACTTGCTTCTTTTTAAATCCTGCTAGTGCTAGTTCCAGTCTCGATTCTACGTTGCTGACCGTGACTAGATTGTATGGTGGATAATTAGACGTTGTTTCATGCAGCGAAAACAGACGATTAAAGTATTCATCCATACCTATACTGTTTCTATTTATGCGATCTAGCAAGGCAGGCAGATCCGCAGTCGTATACCTCGTGAGGTTTCCCATTGTACTTCTCCTTTACTAAGCGAGATTTGATTGTGTGGACCCCGAAGGCATCCGATATATTTATAGCATAGAATATAAAAAAACGGGGTGGTGAACCCCGTAATTTTTTATTCGGGTTTACTCAAAAAATGGAAGCAAAGTGCCGTCACCCATTTTATTCTCGGAATAAAACACAGATTTTCCGCAATGAGGACAAAGTAATTCTTCCGGCAAAGGCACAAAACCTTCAACATAAGAATGTGGTGGTAGTTCAGGTTTAATCCCAGTATAATCTTGCAACCATTTATGACCGACTTCAATAGAATTACAATA